TCAACATAAAACGCCTGCCGAATAGCATTTCGGCGTTGCTCTTCCATATTCAAGCCCAAAGGATTGTTTGCGCCGATATTTAACGGCTCCAAACGATCCCTCGTGCCAGAGCGGTAAAAGTTTAATGCGCCCGGCGTTGTACGCACTGGCATCATAAATCCATCATCAGGCACCATCAGTGGCGGGTCAATCTGCTTCTGCGCTGCCTTGATTGTTGTCTCAGACATCTTGTTCAACATCTTAACGTCAGGCAAGGCAGTCATGGCAGGCGAACGCCCATAAGTGCTTACGCTATCCTTGACAAACCGCGGACACATAAACGGAAATTCATCAAAGCCACCCTCTGACAGCAGCTCCCTCTTGTCAGCTAGATAATAAACAGAAGCGACAGGCTTCTGTTTTGCCAGCTTGCCTTTCGCTTCTGCCCGAGGAAATACCGCATGAATAACCTCATGCTCTTTGTAAGGATCATCTTCTAAGTCTTTTGCAACACTGCGCGGCAAGCTTGCCTTTGGGAACTGCATCGCAATCGCACGCGCAGACAATTTAAACTTGCGATACACTGTATCAACACGACCATCAGGGTCTTCGCTAATGCAAATCTCTGCAACGTGACGGCACGCAAACCGCAAGCCATCCTCTTCAGCAGAAACATAAAACGCGCCAGTGCCAAACACCACTAAGTCATAATACAGCTCATGTATCTCTTGCTGAAAGTTAGACCGATTGAAATGCTGGTACATCTGATCCATGCACAGCTCCAACCACTCATTCGCAGCATCATCGCGCTGCAAGCCCGGATCACGATACCGCATCGAAAACCAAGGAGTGCTGGGTGATGTTAGCATGCCATGCAGGCTAGATGCCAACAGCTCAACAGCGTGGATCGCCGTGCCGTCAAAAATCAAGTCAGTTCGCTTGTCGCCCTGCGTTCGCTTCTTGGTAATGTCAGCCTTGCGCGGAAGCATAAAATCTGCCAGCTCCTGCCAATGCTTTTCCCAGTTCGTCCGTTGCGATTGCAACGTCTTATATCTCTTGTCCAAACGCGCAACGAGCGGATTAACTTGTACCATTACATCATTCCATAACTTGTCATTAATGTACGCTTAGGACGCACCTTTTTGTCTTTCAAGCCCTCTACAGCCCCACCCTGCGTCCGACCAGCCATCTTCTGCTGCGCACGCTCTAAGGGATCAACTGTCATCTGACCAAGCTGCTGGGCAGGCTGGGAAGCGTTGCCGCCCATCAGTCCAGCAATATTCGTCAGCTTCTTTTTCTCAATCAACATATCATCGTCCAATCAATGCACGGCGGCGGCGGGTTTGGCCCTCTTCCTCGCCAGTGCCTAAAAGGCCGCCAGGCTTTGTAAGGATCGTTGCCCGGCGACCCTTCTTAATCATCTCAATGGCTTCATCCTCGGCCTGACCAACCGACTCTGCCTTGGCTTTCGTATACTCAGCCTGCGCACCAGCCGCTGTGCCAGTGCCTGCTGTGCTTGTGCCTGTGCCGCCGCCAAATGTTTTTTGAGAGATGTCTTCAACTTTGTCGGCTGCTGTGTCTACTTCAGTAGTTGTTGGCTGCTCTTCCTTTTTACCCGATGCAGCAACAAATGCCGCAGCATCCGCATCGCTTGCATACTGATTATTAGAAAAAATAACTCTTCCACTTGGATCACGAATAACAAAGTTACCTGTTCTGGTGATTGAAGAAGTATAACCCTCTTTCCCCTCCACAGGGCTTTTATCAACTGTAACTCCAGACCCAGCAAAAGGATTAATCCCTGCTGCTCTTGCGTCTGCACCGCCTAAGCTTCCTATATTGCCAGCGCTCGTCACTGGACTAGAGCTTGGCCTCGGAGCATCAATAAAACCATCTTCATTTACAAAGCCAGTTTGCTGCCTTTTCTGCTGATCCTGCAAATAGCTAAGACCCCTACCAACCAAAGAGTTCTTAAAGTAATTCTCAAAAATGCTCGCCATACTTATCTCCTACGCCGCAAATGGATCATAATCCATCACCGCCTTTGCTTGAGGCGCAGCCATGCGTCCTCGATCCTCTCGAATACCGACTGCCAAATACCTGAAAGCATCCGCAGCATGCGATGACCAATCATGGACAGGCGATGCCCTAAAGCTTCTAGTGCGCTCGTTGTACGCTCTGTGATACTGCCTAAGACATTCCAAGCCATGCTTGCACTTCTCTCTATCAAACCAAATACGCGGCAACAACATCTGTGCCGCATGTATGCCATCCTCAACTGGCAGCTTAGGAACAACGCGGAAGTTCAACCCCAAATCCCAAGCAACCTCTCTCCTACTCTTCCCAGACCCAAGCTCCCGAACCTCAATATCATGCGGGGCATTGTGATCCTTATATAGATACCCCTTGCTGTTCAAAACCTTGCAGTAGTGAGGCAACCCCTCACCTCGAGCTTCATAAAAGTCTATAACATGTATAGCACGCCCAACCGTTTGCGTAAACCATATCGCAGTGCTGTCGCCAACGCCTAGATCAAACCATGTATCAACACGAACACTCGGATCATACGGAACATTCGTAATCCGACCATCCATCTGAGCAACTTCCATCTCTTTACCGTAAACCGCACCAGGCACATTCGCATTCCATGAACACTCAAATTCCTGCGCATACTGATCGGCAGTCATCATAACCCGAGCAGCCTCAAGCTCCTCGTCATCCAAAATGCCTGTCTCGCTCGCCTTGTACACAGCAGCCAGCCAATCTGGGTTCCCAGCCGCCTCCTCATACTTATCAAAAAAAGCATTGTGGCCCTTCGGAGTGCCAACGAACACGCACCACCCCTTGCGATCCGACAGCGCAGGCCGAATCACTTCAGGGAATACATTCTCTGGCATGTCGGCAACCTCATCCATCACGCAGCCATCAAGATAAATACCGCGCAGGCTGTCTGGGTTCTCAGCGCCAAGCAGCGATATTCTCGCGCCGTTTGGCAGATCGCACCGCAATTCAGTCTCGTGAAACTTCACATTCGGGATCTTGCCCGCAAATTGTTTTATATAATCCCACGCTACATTCTTCGCCTGACGATAGGTGGGTGCCATATAGGCAAACCGGGGGTTGTCTTTCGCCGACATCAAAGCATCCCGCAAGATATGGTTGATCGCCCAGACCGTTTTGCCAAAGCGGCGGTGGCAGACAACAACGCCCCAACGCTTTGCCTGCATCTCGTTGTGCAGCTTTAACTGCAACTCCCTCGGCTCATACGGTATCTCAATATGCGTCAATGCTCTGTGACCTCTTCCTGATCTTCGTAAATCAGTATCCCGTGTTTCTCCAAGATAGCCTCGTATACATCAATAAGCAATATCGCACATTCAAGCTGCTTTGACATCGAGGGAGATATGAGGATGCCGTGGCGCAAGGCTTCTAGGTGGTTGAGTAGTGCATGCTGTTCGGCAGTCAGAGGCTCAGTCAACATCCCGCTCCCATAGGTGATATATACGCATATAGCGGCGGGCGGTTTTTCGGGGGGTGGGGGTGCTGGGTTGCGCAAAATGCATAGCTTATCGGCAGTCGTATAACAGCTATTATGTTAAAACTCTTGCAAGCCCTTGATATTGCTGAAGAAAATATCCAGCGCAGCCATGCAGTAAATGCAAACCACAAGATGTAGTGGTTGCCCTGCCTGATCGCCCCGACTTCGAGGCAGTCCAGCCAGCCAGCTTCACGCGCGTAGCTGTCAATGACAGGATGTGTCGTATACACATGATTTGGCATCAGTGCTTTGTCGCCTGCTTGCTGTCTTCCTGCTCATCGTCAGGTATTGCATTGACCGCGACATCGCCGCCAGCCCAACTGATTGTAAACGTTTGGGCTTGTGGTTGATCCTCTTTCTTGTCGCGTACACCCCACGGCATGTTGCGTGCTAGCGTCCACTTCAAGCTGTCGATCTCAAGCCTACGCCGCTGAACCTCTGCATTGGCTAGCCTATTATCTTCAAATGAAGGTAACGGCTCTTGTGCCAACTTGATGATCTGGTCTGTGTGATACTCACTCTGCATCACGCGGCCCCGACGATATATCTCGTACAGCTCTTCATCACGCAACACAGCTTGCATCACACCTTGGTATGTCGGCATGTTGCTAGACTTCAGTATGTCCTTGAGTGTTTCGCCAATAGCCAACCTGTCTGCAATCTTGTGCATCAGGTCTGCGTTAATCTTTACAGGTTTCTTTGCCATGTTATCCCTCAATGTCTTTTCGTAACTGTACCACAAAAAAGGCCCAGCGCAATGCTGGGCCAGTTCAGTGAGGCAGATTGCGCAGAAGGAAATGGGTAAAGCTCTGCGCCATCAGGTGCCATCACGTTATCACCAAGGGATCGGATCATCAAATGTTTTTCCTTTGATGTCGATGACTTCTGCCCCAGGGAATGATTGCTTGGCAGCCTTCTCCAGCTCACCCATCCAATGCTCCCGAAAATAACGATAAGCTAACGCAACCTCTCGCAGCGTCAGCAACTCCAGCTCAGGCCGCTGCTCTTTGATCGCACGCCAGCCTCTACCGTCACGCATGATGCCGAACAGCTCGCCATCCACCTCAACCTCCCAGACATCCGTACACGCCTTCTGAGCGCCCACACGCTCGGCTTCCTGATCCATTGCCTGCAACCCCCGCACGACAACCTCACAGCGTTTCCTGCACTCTTCCACATCATTGTCTGCCAGAGCCGCATTCATCTTAGCCACCGCACTGCCATACTTCTGGGCCGTCTTGACATCTACCAGCTCGGGCAGCCTATCCGTCC